GGCTAAAAAAGAAAAAGAACAAAAGCCTGTTTTGAGTCTGGATGATAAAGAGTATGTTATCGAGGACATGACAGATGAACAAAAACAGATGCTAAATCATATTAATGATATGCAGAATAAACTCAATACCAATGCGTTTATGAAAGAACAATTAGAAGTTGGTAAAGAGGCGTTCATTAATATGCTTCGTAACTCTCTTGAGTCAAAAGAAGAACCCGAAGAGGTAGAAGCGGAAGCATGATTCTAAGAAGGTGCAGTCAGGGCCATCGTGTCCGCATTTATAGAAATACCACACCGGGTATCTCACGTACTAAAAAGTATAAAGATGGGAGTACGGAGGTTCTGACTTATCCTTCATCTTATAGTTATTTTGTTGAAGTAGATGGTAATGTAGAAAAGAAAACAAATAGTTTTAAAACTGCTGAAGAGTTTTATGATGCTGAATGCGTTAAAAAACATAGCGATAATCATGGAAGATTAGTGATTGGTAAACATCATTTAATAAATAATGTAGCTACTTCGCAATCAGATTATCCTACAGACAGTAGTACAAAAGCAGAGATACAAGCTTTTTATGATGTTAGAAATATTAATTATAGCGCTAGCGATACAAAAGCAGAACTATTAAGTAAGATAGAAGTAAATGATTTTACTGGCGCTAAAAGTATTAAAAAATAATGGCAAAAGATTCTTTTATCAATTGGGAAAATGCTCCAGTAAAGAAAGAGGGTTTTATAGCTATCTTTATATTTATGAGCGGATTAATTGGAGAAGGTGTTTATTTTTATAATCGCTTTATTACATTGGAAACTGATATGGTACAAGCAAATACAAAGATAGAAGAATTACTGTCTAAACATATTGAAGATGAAGAAGAAGAATTTGCAAAGCTGGAAGAACGAGTAAAGTTTTATGAAAAAGAATTTAATATTAATCCATTAAGCTGGAGAAAGAAAAAGAAGTGAAAAAGGTCTGGGACATAGTAGAGTTTATATTAGTTCTTCTTGTTTTTAGCTGTATTGGATTAGCTTTTATAGCATGTGAAGATAAGTATTTAACTGTTGAGCGTAGAGTTGTTGACGCAGAAAACAACATACCAATTTATTTTCAAGCAACAGCGGAACAAGATGGTGTAAATACATGGCGCCCGGTGTTTACATATTATATATATCAAATGCAAGAAGGTGTATATGATGCTTACTTTCATGCTTATATAATGGTAAATGACTCTGTAGTATTCTCTGGAGTTCAGCCTATATCTATTGAAGGCGGAAAAAAGATTTGGGGTGAATATATTGCAGTAGGCGCAAATTTTTCTCCAGAATTAATAGTGAATAGCACTCCAATGGCTTATGTGAGTGTGGAGTATTAATAATATAAATGGGAACAATATATGGCAGAAATGTATGCAGAATATGGCGTAATAGGCGTAGTTGTCATACTGTTTTCTGGAATGCTTTATTGGTTTAGGGGATTTGTAGAAAGACTTGTAAATAATAAGCTAGAAGATTTAGAAAATGAAATTCAACAAAACAGAGAAATAATGATTAAACTCATAGATAGATGGAATAAAGAAACAACTAAAGCCGACAGAAGACATGAATCTGTAATAGAAAACGCTGAAAGAAGACATGAGAAATTAACATTTGAATTGCGAACACAGAGTGAAGCATTAAATTTTTTAAGAGGAAAGTTAGATAAAAGTTGAAAAAGATGAAAAAAACAAGAATCGGAAATGGTCGCGGTACTAAAAGTAAATATAAGAATTATCGTGGTCAAGGCGGAAGGAAACGATGAAACAATCTGAAATAGATAATTGGCGTGTTAATATGCAGAGTAGAATGGAAGAATTAACTGTTCTAAATGCAAAACATAATCAAGATATTATGCATGTAAAAGAATCTGTAGATGAATTAAAAGAATTAATCAAAGAACAAAATGGTCGAGTAAGAGAACTAGAAGGTAATATGTCAGGAGTAAGAGCTATAGGAGCAATGCTATCTGTTGTATTTTCTGGTTTATTTGGCTATTTATTTACGAAAGGGTAAAACATGAATCTAAAAGAAATGTTAGTAGCTGCAGCGGAAGCTCAAGCTGATAAAGTAAAAGACGATATGATGAGTCAATTAAATTCCGAAGAAATGGAAAAAAAGATTGCCTCAGCTATCAACGCTAAAATAGATATTCCGTTTGTATCGGAAGATAAGGAGCAGATATTTTTTGAAAAAGTCGTTGATGTTGTTACTGATTTGTTGCATGGTCTTTTTGAGGGGAAGTAGTTTGTTAAACGAACCTCAAGTAAAAGATTTAATTAAAAGAGTTCTAGATAGTATGGATTTATACTCTCCAGAGGCTCTAGATTTGGTCTATAAGACTGGAAAAGTAGAAAGTGGATATAAGTATCTACGCCAGATAAAAGGGCCTGCTAGGGGCTTATTTCAATGCGAAGCATGGGTGGCAGTAGATATATGTAAAAACTATCTAGCTTATAGAAAAAAGCTAATGAAGAAGGTTGCTGAAGCTACAAATGTTAAGTTATCTTATTTTGTAGACCCAAAAGAAGAAGACTGGGATTTCATATTAGAAACTAACATAGCCGCTCAGATAGCTATGTGTCGCTTACACTATAGACGCATACCTAAGCCTTTACCATCTAGTCTTGAAGGACAAGCTAAATATTGGAAAAAATACTATAACAGTATGGCAGGACGTGGTACTGTTGAGGATTTCTTGGTGAGGTCAGCCTAGTGCCAAAGCAAATGTATACGTTAAATAATTTTTCAGGTGGTATTAATAATTTACAAGATGCACGTGATATAGCTGATAATCAGTTAGTAACAGCTCAAAATGTAATGTTAGACCATAATGGAATAATACGTAGTCGCGGTTCATTTGCAACACATGGTGACGCTGGAGACCAAACAGAAGGTTCTTTAGAGAAAGGCTATGGTTTTAAATCATTTGAAATAGATTATGCAGTTGGGGCTACAAGCGTAAGTAGTAGAACTGATATTCTTTATACAAATTCTGGACTTGGCCAAGCTATAATTTCAACTACAGGAGATGATTTGCGAGATGTATTTCCAGTGGGCTCTGAAATACTTGTTTCAGGAAGCACTAATAATGATGGGTTTCATACGATTAAAGGACATGGCCCTGCACCAGCTAATAAATATTTAATAGTTGGAGATACAATAACATCAGAAGCCGCAGGAGATACAACATCTATTAGCACACATAAATTAGGAGAATCTTTATTTTTGTTTGGAGATGGTGGAGAGTCTAGCATTAGTCATTATTTAAAATCTTCTGATGCTACCACACATGAAGTTGCTACTTTATTTAGCGGTGGACAACCTATAGCACCTGCACAAATAATGTATTATATAGTTGATAATGCGGTTAGAATATCTGATACTCGCATGAGAGATTCATCTATAGGAAGTAATGCTAATAAAATACAATGGTGGGGATTTGTAAAAAGAACACATTTTAGCGGAAGCACTGGAGCAAATCATTATTTAGGTTTTTATGCTAATGACAATACATTAGCTCCTCCTACAGAAGCTGCTGTTGGAAGTGGTTATTTATCTTCAGCTGGTGCAGGATTTAATGTTAATACTACAATGGCTTCTGATAGTGCAAGTACTTGGATAGCAGATACATATCAAATAGCTATTAGCTTTGTGTATGATGATAATCAGGAATCATTACTATATGTTCCTTCTTCATCCAATACATTTGCTGTTACAGCAGGGCAAAAAGTTCAAGTAAAAATAAGAGCGGAGGGCCCTTACGATGAAAGAATTAGTGGAGGAAGGGCTTATTGTAGGCCAGATGGTTCTGACGAACCTTGGGTATTATTAGCTGATGTAAGTTTAAAAGAAGGCGTAAGAACAAGTTTAAATTCTGATTTTGAAAATGCTTGGGTTGTAGATACAGCTCCTAATCATTATAGCGGTAATGTAGATTCATTATCGCAAAACTTAGATACATATGAATCAATTAATGGATATTCAAGTTCTGTTGATAGTAATAGCATCGGAGCTATAGGAGAAGGATGGGGATGTGCTGTTGTATGTAACCGAAGAGCTTTTGTGGGTAATGTTAAAATAATTCCACAGGGAAGTGAGCAGCCTGCTACTTTTGGCGATAGAATAATGTATAGTATGCCCAATAGATTTGATACATTTCCTTCAACTAATTATATTGATGTAGTTCGTGGGGATAATGA